GTATATGCAGTAAACCCACAAAATCGTCAAGCTTACGGCACAAACAAACTGCGTTCATTCGTAGTTAAATCTGCTGTTTCAGTAGCTTCAGGATCAAGCGTTTCTGTTACTGTTTCTCCAGCTGTTATTTCTGCTGGTCAGTTCCAAAATGTGTCAATTCCTTCAACTTCTGCAACTGCGGCTGTTACATTCTTTGCAAGTCAATACAATGCAAGCGGCAATGGCGTAGTGTCACCACAAAATATTGTGATGCACCGCAATGCGTTTACATTAGCTATGGCTGACTTGGAATTGCCTGAAGGCGTTCATTTTGCTGGTCGTGCAAGCGACAAGGAAATTGGTTTGTCAATGCGTGTGGTTCGCCAATACACAATTAACAACGATAGTATTCCTACTCGTGTTGATGTGCTGTATGGTTGGGCTCCTTTGTACCAAGAACTTGCTTGCCGAGTTGCGGCTTAATAACGGAGGGGCGAAAGCCCTTCCTTTTAAACTAATTTAAAGGAATATATTATGTCTAATCCAGGACCAGCAGTTACAAACTCAGCGCATCCTTCAAATGTAACGACAAGCCAAACACTACGCTTGATCGCTACAGTTAAGAATGTAAACGCTAACGCTATTGCAAGCTACCCAATGCAAGTAGTTAATAGCACAGTATTTTTGCCACAAAGCCTTATTGTTACTAACTTAAACCTATCAGGTGCGGCTGTAACGCCAACTGGTTTGGCTATGGGTGTAGCAACAACTTCAGGTGGTTCTAGCTTGTATGGCGCAATCACAGCCGCTAACTTAGCTTCAGTAGTTGGCGTGTCTTTGGTAGCTCCTACAGCACAAACTACTGCTACTACTGTACAAAACCTTTATTTAAACGTAACTGCTGGACTAACTACTGCGGTAGCTGGTGCAACATTTGATGTTTATGTTTATGGTTACGACTTTAGCGTATCAAACTAATATCTTGAAGTAAAAGAGAGAAAGCCATGCCCAAAAAGCGTGGCTTTTTTTCTTAAATAACATATAATGAATTGACCTTTTTATAAGGAAAAAAAATGTATAACTCAGCATTTGCGCCATTTGGTGCAACCTATCTAGTTGGGACTTCACCAGTTCAGGTACTTTCAAATAACAATGTATATCCAACTGGGTATCGTATTGTTAATTTGACCGCTAATATTGTTCGTGTTTCATGGGAACCACAAGAGCCAAATGATGCAACTGTTACTCCTGTAGTAACTGCTCCTACGGCTGGAGTTCCACAAGCAAATACATTGGCTATTCCTGCTAATGGAGTTGGTGTATTTAGCAGTATTCCGCCAAATGCTTGGTTTATTGCAAGTGCGGCGGCAAGTTTAGAGATTACGCCAGGCGAAGGCATTAATTAATTAAGGTCAAAAATGACTAATCCAGCTAATTCTACTGTTCAGAATTTATTGCCTGTTCAGGCTTATTTTGATTTAGACAATAATTTTGTAACATTTATTGGACAAGGTCAGCCTTTTTATGCTACTGCTAATCCACAGCAGTCAGGCTTAAACATTACTAACAGCACCATTAACAGCACTACGATTGGAGCTTTAGTTCCATCTACGGCTGTATTTAGTAGCGGTCAAATAAATGCCACACCAGTAGGATCAACAGATATTGCAAATAAGTTATATGTAGATTCTGTAGCGGCAGGACTTAGCTGGAAACAACCAGTTGCAGTAGCAACAACAGTAAATATTACACTTTCAGGACTTCAAACTATTGATGGCTATACAACGCTTGCTGGCGATAGAGTTTTGGTTAAAAACCAAACTAATGCCGCAAACAATGGCATTTATATAGCTTCAGCAACAGCTTGGAGTCGTTCTTCTGATATGGATGCTTGGGCTGAATTTGTTGGTGCAATTTGTTTTGTTTCATACGGCACACTTCAAATTGGTTCTGCATGGTATTGCTCTGCACAACCTGGCGGCACTTTAGGTGTAACAGCAGTTAATTGGTCTAACTTTAGCGTTGCGGCTGTATATACAGCAGGCACAGGTTTAACCCTTAATGCGTATCAATTTAGCATTACTAATACTGGCGTTACTGCGGCTACTTATGGTTCAGCAAGTGCTGTTCCTGTAATTGCTGTAAATGCACAAGGTCAAATTACTTCAGCAACAAATACAACAATAGCTATTGCCAATACTCAAGTTTCAGGTCTTGGCACAATGTCTACACAAAATGCTGGTTCAGTAGCTATTACTGGCGGAACTCTTGATGCTGTAACAATTGGCGGAACAACTGCTGGTGCTATAACAGGCACTACAATTACAGCAAACACTCAATTTTCAGGTGCAGGAACAGGCTTAACTGGTACAGCTACAGGACTTTCTATTGGCGGTACTGCCGCTTTAGCTACCAGTTTGGCTGGTGGCGCTACTGGTTCGCTACCTTTTCAATCAGGCGCTAATACCACTACATTTTTAGCGGCAGGAACCAATGGTCAAGTTCTTACTTTGGCTTCAGGAATTCCATCTTGGGCTACTCCTACTACAGGAACAGTTACTTCTGTAAGCGGTGCTGGAACAGTCAATGGTTTAACTTTAACTGGAACTGTTACAACTTCAGGAAGTCTTACATTAGGTGGAACTCTTTCTAATATTGCCAATAGTGCATTAACCAATAGTTCTATTACTTTTGGGGCTACTGCGGCGGCTTTGGGTACTACAGTAAGTGGATTTAACGCTGTAACGATTGGTGCTACAACAGCATCAACAGGCGCATTTACTGTTTTATCGACAAGTTCTACAACTAACACTACGCCAGTTTTAAGTTTTAATGCTTCAAATTGCAACTTTGCTTTAGGAGCTACAGTAGCAAGCACTTATTTACAAGCAGTTATGCAGAATAAAAGTGGAACTGCTGGTGCTTCAACAAATTGGGCTGTTAGCAATGATTTAGGCACAGATTCTACCTATTATGGTGAATTTGGCATGAACTCATCCGTATTTAGTGCATCCACTCCTGCTGATTTTTTCTCATTGAATAATGGAATTTATTTATCAGCGCATGATGGAGATGTAAGTTTAGGTTCAGGAAATGGTTATAAGACTTATTTAGCTTGGGGAAGTACTGGTCAATCAGCCCATGTAATTAATGCAACTGGAGCTATTGGCTTAAATACGAACTTAGGCACAACTCCAGCATTAAGCGGAACTACTAACTTTGGTACTTCAGGACAAGTATTAACTTCTGCTGGCTCTGCCGCAACTCCTACTTGGACTACGCCTTTTGCTGGATTGACTATTACTGACGATACAAGCACAAATGCAACTCGTTATTTAACGATTACAAGTGCTACAAGCGGCACAATTACTGCGGCTAATACTAGCTCTACCAAATTAGCTTACAACCCTTCTACAGGGCTTTTAAGCCTTATTTCAGCCGCTTTTGCTGGTACTTCTAGTGGCTATTGTTTAAAAACAGCCAATATTGCTGAAATAACAACTGTATCTGCTACTGCGGCTACAGGAACTATTAACTACGATGTGACTACACAATCCATTTTGTATTACACAACTAATGCTTCTGCAAACTGGACTGTAAACTTTAGAGGGTCAAGTGGCACATCTTTAAATACATTGATGGCTACCAATGACAGTATTTCGGTAACATTTATGGTTACACAAGGCTCTACTGCTTATTACAATTCTGCCGTAACCATTGATGGCACAAGTGTTACTCCTAAATGGCAAGGCGGAACTGCTCCTACAAGTGGAAATGCAAGCGGAATAGATGTTTATAACTATGTAATAACAAAAACAGCTTCTGCTACATATACAGTATTAGCATCACAATCACAGTTTAAATAATCATGCCAAGACCCTCATTAGTTGGTTCTGCAAGCACCAGGGCTTTTGGGCTGTTTGGTGGAATTAAATTTGCTGATGTTTCTGTATCTTATTTAATTATTGCTGGTGGTGGTGCTGGTGACGGAACAACAGGCGGCGGTGGCGGTGCTGGAGGATATAAGGAAAACACATCAACTTTAAATACTGGTTCTGTCTATACAGTAACTGTAGGCGGTGGCGGTGCTGGTAGCGGAGGTGCTGGTAGCACATCTTCTATTGTTGGTGGAGCAGTATCAATTACAACTGTTGGCGGCGGAGCTCCTAGTGGCGCAACTGGCGGTTCAGGTGCTGGAGGCGGTGGATTTGGTAATACTACTGGCGGTTCAGGAACTTCAGGTCAAGGCAATAGCGGAGGAAACGCTTTAGCAAGTGGCCCGTATTATCCTGGTGGTGGCGGAGGTGGTGCTGGCGGATCAGGACAAACTGCGCCAAACAGTAGTCAAGCTGGCAATGGTGGTAGCGGCGCATCCTCATCTATTACAGGATCATCAGTAACTAGGGCTGGCGGTGGCGGCGGCGGTATTTATTTCTATCTTGTTGGAAGCTATGGTGGTTCTAGTGGCGGATCAGGTGGAGGCGGCAATGGAGGTGGTTCTACTTCCAGTTCAGGCTCTAATGGTGGTAATGGAACAATAAATACTGGTTCAGGCGGTGGCGGTGCTGGCGGTAAAGATAGTGGGCCAACTGTATATGGCGGCAATGGCGGTTCAGGTGTAATTTATGTTTCTTATACTGGAAATCAACAATTTACTGGCGGCACAGTTTCAACTGTTGGAACAAGCACACTTCATGAATTTACTTCATCAGGTTCATTAACAGCGGTAACATCAACACCTACCAATAGCGTTGCCCCAGTAGTAAGTGGCTCTGCATTTACTGGTACAACATTATCTTGCACTACAGGAACATGGAGTTCAGGAACGATTGCATTTACATATCAATGGCAAAGAAATAACACTACAAACATAGTTGGTGCTACATCTAGCACTTATTTGCTTGTTTCAGGTGATATTGGTTCTACTGTAAATTGCGTAGTTTCTGCCGCAAATTGGCGTGGTACAACATCCGCTAATTCTAATTCAACGGCTACTGTTTCTGCTCCAACAACCTATGCAGTCAGTTACTTAGTTGTTGCTGGCGGTGGTGGTGGTGGAAATGCTACTGGTTCAGGTGGTGGCGGTGGCGGTTATTTAGCATCCACAACAAACTTAAACATTACCAGCGTATATACAGCTACAGTAGGTGGCGGTGGCGGTGCTGGTACACAAGGTTCAAATTCTTCATTAATTGGTAGCGCAGTTTCCGTTACTGCTACTGGAGGAGGTTCTTCAGGCGGTGGCGCAGGCGGTTCAGGCGGTGGCGGTGGCGCATTTGGAGGAACTGGTGGTGCTGGAACTGGTGGTCAAGGAAATAACGGCGGTAATGGTAGCGGATCAGCACCAAATTATGGTGGCGGTGGAGGTGGTGGCGCAGGAGCAACAGGCGGTGCTGGAAGTTCAACAGGCGGCGGTAACGGAGGAAGTGGTTCATCATCATCAATTACTGGCTCATCAGTAACTTACGCTGGTGGCGGAGGTAGTGGTTTTTACACCTTTGTTGGAAATGGTTCTGCTGGTGGCGGTGGTTCAGGCGGTGGTGGAAATGGCGGAAGTGCTGGTAGCAGAAATGGTGGAAATGGTGGCACTAATACTGGTGGCGGTGGTGGCGGTGCAACATATTACGATCCAAATGGTGGATCAGGCGGTAATGGCGGATCAGGTGTGGTAATTATTTCTGTACCAACATCTAGCTATTCAGGCACAACTACTGGTAGCCCAACAGTTACAACTAGCGGTTCAAACACTATAATTAAATTTACTTCTTCAGGTACATATACAGCTTAAAAGGAAAATATATGACTTACTTTGCAAAATGCGAATCAACTTTGGATGCCTTTAAATTTTTGGTATCTGATGTAATTCGTGCCGATCAAGACTTTGTTAATACACAAGAAGGTTATTGGGTAGAAACTGATTACAATACTTATGGGAATGTGCATTACGCACCTTCTCCTCCTGCTGAGCCTGGAACTCCTGACGGATTGCCAGCTTTAAGGGCTAATTACGCTGGTCTTAATTTCACATACGATAAAACAAACGATGTGTTTTATGCCCCACAACCTTATCCTAGTTGGATTTTAGATACAACTACATGGCTATGGCAAGCTCCAGTTCCGTATCCTTCAAGCGGTGGTCCTTATGTATGGGACGAAGCTACACAATCTTGGGTTCCAGTTTAAGGAAAAATCATGAGT